TTATTCGATTCCCGCCGGGTCACACTGCGCCGCATAGCCGATTTTCCGAGTTACCTCGGCGGTGTCCTTCCCCTCCTGGGCTCTGTTGAACACGTCGTTGAATTCCCCCACTGCCGCCTCGATGAGCACTTTCATTTCCTCTGCATCGAAGGTGATTCCCTGCTTTTTCAGCAGAGCCTCCGCCGTCTCCAACGCTTTATTCAGCTTGTCCGCGCCATGCAGGGCATTCCAGGCCTGCTCCACGAACTTCACCGCCGCGACGGCAATAGAACGCTTGGTTTCATCGTTGATGTGGCTCACATAGATCTTCTTCGCCCCGTAGCCCAGTACGCCGAAGACGGCGGTCAGAATGGCCAGCAGAATGGTGGGGCCGTAAGTGTAAATGAAAAAGTCAAACATGATGTACCTCCTTAATGCTTCTGGATTTCTTCCAGATCTTCGATCCGATGGTTGATGACCTTGATCTGCTCCTCTACCACCGGCATCCGCTTTGCGAAATTGTTGTGCTCCCGGACTTCCCGGGTCAGCTCCGTGATCTTTTCGTCCATGACCGCCTGGGTCTTGCTGTTTGCGATCAGCACCCCGATGAGGGTCACGCCGCCGCCAATCACGGCCGTGAGAATGGTCTCCAAGTCTCCGCCTCCTTTACTCGATATCCATATGGTGTGCTCCTGGGCTGATCCGGTACCAGTACCGCAGTTTCCCTGCCGCCTTGCGTTCGGCAAGCCTGGCCTCCACCTTTTCATCCGGCACGCCCCGGGTGATGATGTCCACGGCCTTGCCCTGGATGTGCCGGGAGTTTTTGACGCTCCCGGACAGGGAATCGTTGTAGCTTTGGCACCGGTAGCCGCTGCCGCCGCTGTGGCCATCCGGGGGCACGATGATAATGGGCATCCCCAGATACTCCCGCATGTCGTTCGCTTCGGCTACGATTCCCTCGTGCATTTTCTCGATTCCGCCCCCGCATTTGCCACAGGGGCAGCGGAATTCTTCCGGGGCAAACCATTTATACTTCCCCCACCAGCTGGGCAAGTCAGGGGGCTGACCACTGGACGGAACTGCCCAGAAGCGATCATTGCGGACGGCCTCTTTCAGCTGGGCACAAGTTTTCTCTCCTGCCACACCGTCCACGCTCAGGCCCTCGGCACTCTGGAAGTCCCGGATAGCCTGCCTGGTCTTCTGGCCGTCAATCCCGTCAATCCCGCCGGGGTCATAGCCCAGATAGACAAGCAAACACTGCACCTGTTTGATGGTCATAGCCATCTCTCCTTTCTCATCGCCAAAGCCACAAACCCGATGGACAGCCCTACCAGAATTGGCAGGGCCATCACCGTCAGCCACAGCAGCTTAGCCGCCGTTTTCATCCGCACCGTACACGGTTTCCACCAAGGCGGTCAGTTCGGTGTACTCCTCGTCAGTCAGCCGGTTCACCGCGAAAAACACATCCAGCTTGGACTGTGCCGCCTCCGCGGTTTTGTAGAACTTTCTGCCGATCAGGATCTTCATGCTCTTGTACATATTCTTTTTCCTCCCAAAAATGAAATTTATCGATAATGCAATCATGCAATTATCCCCCTATGATCTCGGTGTCGGAATCATAAACTTCCTCCACCATCGCCGCCATGGCATCCAGCAGATCGGCGTTCTGGGCACTCAGGCTCTCCAGCTGTTCCTGCTCATACGCCCGCTGGGCAGCGTCCAGCTCCCGCCAGGGCTTCCAGGGTGCTGCCATCTCACCGCTGAACTGTACGCCGTCCGCTCTGACCCAGGTTTCTCCCTCCGTGATAAACCGGTATCCTTCGATGTACACCGGGCATTTCCCTGCAAAGGCCTCCGTCTCCACAGCTCTCAGGCCCTCGCCTGGTGCGGTGTAGCACTTGTAATCGGTATCTATGTAGATTGTCATGCTCACACCTCCAACCACACCTTGTAGAGCTCACCCTTGCAGCAGTAAATATTGAAGTACGGGTACAACGCTGCCAAATCCTCGCCCACTCCGCTGATATCCACGGACAGACTATGCTCCCCGGTGTCCTTCTCCTGCTTGTATACCACGCCGCCGGTGAGTCCGGCCCCGGTTCTTTTGCTCTTCGATACGCCCAACTCCAGAATGCTCACCGTGCTGTTCAGGGATTTGAGCATGTTTGCCGCCGCGCACAACGTCTTGAAACCGGTCAGATTCAGGGCGTTGGTCGTGGTGGCCATGCCCGCCGGTTGGTTCGTGGTGGTTCCCGCAGACACATAGAATCGGTCCTCCTTGAATTCCACCGTTGGCGACTGCTTTTTCACCGCAGTCCATCCCCCGCTCAGATCCGTGCGCTGGTCTCCATCCTTGTATACATACCACTTGTCAACCGTCGCTTCCTCGCCGGTAGCCCCGATTGTGACCTTCTCCGCAAAGCCGGTTCCCAGCTTCACCCTCCATTCGCCCGCTTCCGTCACCACGCAGTCCCACTTGCCGCTGGTGTCCGGTGCCGTCAGGGTGGTGCTTTCCTTCGTTGCCGTACAGATCTGCCCCGCCGGATACACAACATGGATCGTCGCCGCGAAGAAACCGATTTCCGTTTCATAGTCCGCCTTGATCTCCACATCCTTGCTGGCACTGTCGTCGTCCTTGGCTGCGGTCACCGTCCAGGTTCCCGTGTCCAGCCCCTTGAATACCGCCGTTCCCGTGGTGGCCGCTTTGGTCTTGATCTTGCCGTCCTTGCTCACCGTCACCGTTGCCCCCTCCGGGGCGGTGACCGTCAGGGAGGCACTGGTTCCGCTGCCGCCGCCCATTACATTAAAAATCATGCTTCACGCTCCTATCCCAGAATCACCACGGTGGCCGTCAGATCTCTGTCCGGTTCCCAGGCAGCGGTGAACGTCAGAGTTCCCACCCCCTGGGCGGCGCAGGCGACACCATAGCCGCTGTATTCCGGCTCGCTTTCCACCCCGCCGCTGATGATCACAGTAGCCTCCGCCGTCATGCCGTCCACAGCTACGGTCTGTTGTCCGTCTTTCCATCCGGCCAGCGGAAGGGAGATGGTCACTTCCCGCCGCTGGGTCGGCTCTGCCCCACCAATGATCGGTTCTCCGTCGGCTCCATAGGCGATGTACCCTTTGAAAATGGTGTTTTTCGTAGCCGTAGCATTGCGCATGTCCACCAAGGTTTTCCCGCCATAGGTTACTACATTGACGCCCACCGGCGCCACCTCCTCTCTCCGACTCAGCCGATGGTGACAGTAGTACCTCCGGCGGAGTTGGCCGCCTCCTTGTAGGGGATCGCTTCAACCGTCACCTGGCTCAGATAATTGTAGTCCTCGTCAGGCAGGATCACCTGCTTTGCCTTATTGGGGGTGACAGTCTTTGCCTGGGGCTTTGCGCCCTCGGTGCCGCTCATGGTGCCCTCCACACCCAGCACGGTCACGCCCTCCCGGATATTGGTAGGAATCAGCTTAGCCTGCTCGGTAGAATCGATGACAACCTTGCCGGAACCATCATGGTAGCCCTGAGGCACGGTGTACGCACCGGCAACTGTGGTGATCTTACCGGCCACCGCGCCGTTGTTGGGCATGGTGCCGGTCTCCTTCTTGCCCCGAACATAGACGGTTTTGCCCTTCAGGACTTCCGCGGCGGCGGCATTCGCGTCCGAAGTGTTGGCGTCAAAATCACATGCGCCAACGATGGGCTCGCCGTCTTTGCCGTGGGCGGTAGATCCTACCAGCAGCGTGTTGGCCGTGATGTTGTCACCGGTCAAGTCAATGAGTACCTCTCCGCCAAAGATAATTTTGCTGTTTGCCATTTTTTCATTTCCTCCTGTATTGTTATTTCAGTGGCTCACCGATGTAAGCGGTGTCGCCCCCGGCCAAATTGGATACCTGGTAATAAGAGATTGGCTGGACGGTGATGTTGTCGTCCAGAATTTTGTCCTGGGTCTCCAGCACGGTTTTCTCCCGTGAGGGAGCTACGCTGTATGACCCCGCGTAGTGCTCACTCACGTCCTTTTTTACCGGATTCAGGATGAGGACGTTCACTTTCAGATCCGTGTCCGGCGGGGAGCTGCATCCGAAGGTCAGCTCTCCGGCTCCCTGCCCTGTGCAACGCACCCCGGCCTCCCCGTATGCGTCGTGGTTTTCCGGGCTGCTGCTTACGATCACAGTGTTCTGCGCCGATACCCCCGCCGCCTTCACGGTGGCCGCTTCCTTCTCCCAGCCGTCCTTGGGGATCGTCACGGTGAGATTGCCCACCAGATTTCCCACCGTTTCCAGCACCCCGGCATCCGCCTCTGCCATGGCCTGGAACCGCAGCTCCAGCCCGTTCACCATGGCCACGGTGGTCATGGGATACATAGCATGCAGCTTGCCTTCAAAATCCCGGTAGCACAGCATTCCGTTCTTCCCGTCCGGGTCGAAAGGCACCTCGTCCCCTTCGTGGAACCACAGCCCGGGAACCTTCGGCTCCGTCTTCCCGTATACGAACCCGTCCACTTGAGGCGGGATCCCGTTTCCCCATAGCGTCATTCTGTCACCTCCGCAATCGCCGCCTGAATGGTGATATCCTCCGTGGGCCTGCTGCCCAGGGCGTAGGCCGTTACGGTGCCGTCCTCATTTTTGATGACCAGCCCGCAGCCCATCCTCCGGAGGGCCGTCAAATTCTCCGCGGAAGGATATAGGTCGATCCGGCTTCGCTTGCTGATGTTCTCCACCGTGATCTGCATCTGAAATTCCCAGGCCGCCCCCTTCCAGCCCTCCGCCGGAAGGAAGATCGTGCACATTCTGCTGCTGTCCCCGCCGCCGGAGAAGGGCCCTGCCAGCTGGGCGGTCAACCCGCCGCCCTCGCCCAAGTCGATCATTTACAGCACCTCCTTCGATAGGCTTTCCTGGGCGCGGATGCCGTAGAGATTGCACCCTTCCACCGCGCCGTTTTTCCATACCACCCGCACCTGTGCCGGCACGCTGCCGGGCCGGATGGCCATGCTCTCCTGCTGAGACAGTGGGTACAGCCATGCGTTGTTCTCAAATCGGATCTGACCTTCTTGCAGGCTCTTCGATACCCGGCCCACGGTGATCTCCACATCTGCCACATTTTCCGGGGTAATGTGCGCCCCGGCGTTGTTCAGCAGCTCGATTCCCAGGCAGTAGCTGTCGCCCTGCATCATACTCGCTCATCTCCTTTGTCCTTGCCCGGCGGATTTCCCCGCCGGGCCTTTTCTTATTTCTTCCAGGGTGCCTTCCGTTTCAGCGTCCGGCTGCTCCATCCGCAGAAGTACCACAGCGTGTCCTTCTGCTGCTCGGTAATGGGCATTGCGTCAATGATGGGCAGGATCTGGGCCTGTACGGAGCCGCTGTCTCTGCGCCCGTCGCCGTCGTTGTCCGTTCCGTTGCAGGCCGCCTTCTGATCCCGGAAAGATAGGAACTGTTCCTCCGTAATGCCGCTGGATTCGATGGTGTAGTCCCACTTGTCGATTTTCCGGGTGTAGCTGTAGGCAGTGCTGAGGCCCAGCTTGGTGTCCGGGTGATTCTTGATGTAGTCGTAAGCCACGATCTCCCGATCCGCCTCCGCGTCGTACATGTTGCCCCGGGTCATGAGCACCTTTTTCAGCTGCTCCCGGCTGATCTTCCCGGCCACATACTGCTCCAGCTTCTGGTTGTAGGCGAAGCCGTTGTCCCGCTCGAATTCCAGATCCCGGATGTAATTGTCCGCGTCGTAATCCCGCTTTCCGTCGATGTCCGCAAGCCACTTCTTGAGTGTGGCGCCGCTGACCCCGCCGCTGAGGAACGCGTCCCGCCGATCCACCCAGGCATAGCCCGTTTCCTTCTCGAAGTCGTATTCCTTCCGCTTCTTCTGAGCGTCTTTCTCCTGGCCGTACTGCTGCATCCAGCGTTCTGCCTGGGAGGCGGTGATGTCCCCATCCAGGTAGGTTTCTTTCAGCTCGTCGTAGCTATAGCCCGTGTCCCGCTCGCAGCGCAGCCGCAGTTCTGCCTTTTCGGCCTCCTGCCGCTCCTTGCCCTGGTACTCGGTCAGATACCGGATGTAGTCCTCGGTGCTCACCTCGCCCTTGAGATACCGATCCTGGTACGCGTCCAGGGTGAACCCGGTTTCCAGCTGGCCCTTCCACCCGGCGATCATCTGCTCTGCGTCCTCCGGATCCCCGTCCAGGTAGTGCACCAGGATGTCCTTCACCTCGTCTTCGGTGATATCCCCTTGCAGGAACTTGTCCCGGAAGCTGCTCTGGAAGCCGCTTCTCACCTCCGCGGCGATTCTGCGCTCGTTGGGCTCCTCGGACAGGGCAGCCAGTGCCGCCAGGCTATCGCCGCAGCCTTCCTTGTCTCCCACCCGGTATGCCTCCAGGAACCGGTTCCGGTAGTTTGCCTTGCTGGTGTATTCCTCCGAGTAGTTCCCCAGGGAGCCTTTCTCCAGGTTCTCCGCCCAGTGCCGGTAGGCGTCCAGAAACCGCTTGGCGTTGCTGTAGGGCACACCCATGGCTGTCAGCAGCGCCCCGGCGGTCTTCTCGTAGTCGCCGAATTCCGCGCTGCCCTCCTTGATCTTCTGGAAAAGCTCCACGCTCTTTTCCGTCAGGTCGCCCACGGTCTTGATGGCGTTGTCCGATAGTCCATAGTAGCTCTCCCCGCTGACGGTACTGTTAAGAATGTCATAGGCCTGCCCGCCCAGCAGGAACATGCCGGACATGGACGATAGGAACTCTTTGAACATTCCCTCCATCACCGCGTCGGAGGTGACCTTGTTGGTCTCGTCGTCCCGGTATCCCGCCACCTGACCCATGATCAGGTTCACCCCCGTGCGCACCAGCACGAACATCAGGTTGCCGCCTACCACCACCGCCGTGCCGGCATTGACGAAGTCCGTTTTCGCTCTGCGCACGTCCGCCGCTGTCACGCCGTTTATCCCGGCCTTGAAATCCCGACTCACTTTCGACAGCGTCCCCGCCGCCTGCATCAGGATGTTCAGGTTCTGGTTGGGCTGGGTCTTGTACATGCTGAAAATCTTCGTCCCGGCCCGCTGATCCCGGAGCATTTCACTGCGCTCGGTAATGGTGTAGTTCGGCTGTGCCTTTCGGATAATGTCAGTATACATCTCATTGACGGCCTTTTCAAAACCCGGATCCCCGGTTTTTATTCCCTGGCCCTTCACCGCCTCTTCCGCCATGGCATACATGGTGGAGGTGGCGAACACGTCCATGTTCTGACACCAGTTGAGCAGGGCCTTTCCCGCCTTGCTCTTGGATATCTTCTGCCACATACCGCTGCCGGTCTGCAAGTCCGCGATTTCCGTAATGCCCCCGTCGCCCCGGTACCGCTGGAAGAAGTACACGTTCTTCTGGGCCAGGTCGTTCATCTTCTCGGTGCTCAGCGCCGTGCTCAGTCCCTTCCAGAAGCCCACGCCCATGTTCTTCCAGCCCACCACGGCCGCCGCCGTGGGGATGGAGGCCAGCTGGCTCACCGCCACTCTTGGGTTCAGCGACAGCGTCGCGCTGGCCGCCGCCCCGTAGAAGGTCTGAAATAGCCCGCCGGTTTTCTCTCTTCCCCCGCCGATGTCCTTGATGTAGTTTTCCACATAGTCCACGCCGCTGATGCCCAGCCCCGTGTTTCCCGTGCCGAACTTGGCCGCGATCACGCTGTTGATGGATCTTCCCACCCCGGGGAGCCTGGTTTTCCAGAGCCGGTTGAAGTCCTTCTGTGCCTGCAAATACCCATAGTACCGGGCGATGGCGTCCCGCTGGGAGCCCAGCTCCGTGAAGAAGTCCGTCAGCAGCACCGCGTTCCGGTTCTCTGTCCGCTCCTGTAGGAACCCGGAATTTTCCAGGTTGAATGCCCCGTCGCTTTCCCGGATATCCGTCCACACGGTGGTGCCGTCCCGGTGGATGGGCACATAGTCCTCCACCAGCCCCGGCCGGTATCCGTGGGCCTGCTCGTGAGCGTCCGCCATCAGCTCGCCGGAGCGCTTATACCATTGCCGCCCCAGCTCGATGGCCTCCTTCTCCATGGGGGTCAGAATGCCCTCGATGTTCTCCCGGATCTGGGAAAGCCGCGCTTCCTCGCCCATTACGAGCGTATCCCGCTGGGCCCGGATTTCCTCCAGGTGGCTGCGGAACTTCTCTTCGGTCATTCCGCCGTAGTCCTTGCGGCGCAGAGCCTTCTCCGCCGCCTCCACTTCCCGGCTCAGCCGGAATGCCTCGTCTCCCAGCTTGGTGGTGTACATCTCCCGGATGTCCTGGCCGCCGTAGGCCCGGCTCCTGTCCTGGTAGTACATCTGCATGTTAGGCGCTTCCAGCCCGCTGTACACCAGCGCGTCGAAGCTGTCCTTCTGCCCCAGCAGCATGTATAGCTGCATGGCCATGCCCCGGGTGATCTTCATGCTCTCGCCCTTCTCGTTGCGCAGTCCCACGTCCACCATATTCTTGGTGGGATTGCTCAGCAGATTCCCCAGCTCCTTGCTGTACTGCTTGTTCTCGGTGATGGCGGCAAACAGGTTGTAGTATTCCCGCTGCACCTCCAGGGAGCGTTCCGTTCCCTGCTGGAACATCTTCTGCACCTGCGCGCCCACGTTGTCCTTGGCAAAGCCGCTGGTGGCCGCAAAGAAGGTGTCCGGGCTCATCTGGTAGTGAAAGTACCTTCCCAGATACTTGCTGATGAAGCCGGAATTCACGTTGTTGATCTCCTGCCCCCACTTGGTTGCTGTCTCAATGAGCCCCGCCTCGTGCTCCCCCAGCTGGATCTTGTTGGCGTTCACGATGGCGTGGTAGAAGCTGGCCATGGCGTTCTTCACCTGGGTCAGCTCCTGGCTCGTCATCTCGTAGATGTCCTTGCCGGATAGCTCCCGGGTCACCGCGTCTAAAAGGCTCGCCGTGTGGGCGTCGTAGTAAATGCCCAGCCGGGTGTCCTCCTGGATTTTGGCGTACTGTTCCCGCAGGGTGTTCAGCTTCTCGGCGGTCTTTGCGATCCGCTCTTTCTGTCGGTTCGCCGCCTCCACCCCGTTCTGGGCGTATTTCAGTTCCGGCTTTTCCGCCAGCTTCTCCGTAAGACTCTCGATCCGGCTGTCGTATTCGCCCCTTCGCCGCTGTCCCGCTTGTTCCAGGTTGGCGGTGAACAGGTCGCATACCTCTGCCACCGCCTTGGTCAGTGCCGTGGGTGCGTGGCCCGTCACGCCCTTCTCCGGGTGCAGCAGCATTTTCTGGAGCTTCCCGTGGATGTCCTGGATCTGATTCCGTGCGGCGGTCTGCTTCCGGCTTTCCGTCCGGGCCTGGGCCGCCTCCCGGGTCTGGGTGAGCTTGGTTTGCAGCTTCTCCGCGTTCCTGCCCATGACCTCGTATTCCCGGTTCAGCCGCTTGAATTCTGCCTCCCAGGTGGCGTTGTCCTGCTTGTGCTTCTTGATCTCCGCTTTCAGCGCGTCCTTGAATTCCGCCGCCGCTTCCTGGGCAGCGTCGCCGGTGCGGCTGGCCTTGTCATATTCCCGGGCGATCCGCAGGAATTCCTGCTCCATGGTCTGGATGTCCTGCCGGGCCGTCCGCAGGTCTTCCCGCTGCTGCCGGTATCGCTCCCGGGCCGCCGTCTGCTGACTTTCCGCCTTGGCCTGCATCCGCTCCCGCACCGCCTGGATGTCCGCCTGACGCTGGGCGTTCAGCTCCTGGGTCTGGCTTTCGTAGCGGCTGCGGATGTCCTGGAGCCTGGCGTTGTACCGCTCCTTGATGGTCTCCACCTGGGCTTTGTTTTTGTCCGCTACGGTTCGGATAGGAGTAAGCGACGAGAAGCTTTCCCATACCTTCATGCGCTGCTCGTTGAGAAATGCCGCCTCCGCTTCCTCCGGGCTGACTCCATTCTCTTCGTATAGGCTTCTCAGCGTGTCCACCGCCTGGTATAGCTCCCTCGGCATGTCCGCGCTACTCACGTCTTTGCGGAAGATGTCCGGGTACACTTCGCTCATCTCCGTCCAGAATTGGTCTAAGCTGGTATTGGCCTTATCGGAGATGTTCAGGCTCCCGAAAAACCGCCTCCGGTAGTCTCCGTAGCTTCCGAGCAGCGCCTCCGCCTCCGCCTTCTGGCTTTCGTTCAGGGCAATGCTCCGCCCCTTCATCTCCTGGAGAATTCCCTCGGCGTAGCTGTCCAGCTTCGGCTTCTCCGCCTTCCGGTGATCCGCCAGCCACCCGGCCGCCTCGTCGATGAGCTGGGTCATGTCCTCACTGCCCTCGCCCATGGCCCGGTAGGTCTTTTCCAGGATCCCCGTCAGCTCCCGGATATCTCCCTTGGCGCCGGCTTCCTTCATCATCTGCTTTCCGGCCCATTCCACACTGTTCCGGCTGTAGACCGTCCCGTCCGTCACCTTTCCCTGGAGCCTCACCAGCTCTTTCAGGTATTGCACCGTGTCCTTCAGGTCTTCGTTCTGCTTTTCCAGGATCTGACTCCGCTTCACCGCCTCCGGATCCCGGTCGGAAAAGCGGATATCCGGGTTGCCTTTGTCAAAGGTGCCGATATTCTCCGTGGCAGATTTGATCTGGTTGGAATCGAAGGCGTTTGCAATTACTACGTTCCCGTCTGCATCGTACAGGATGACCCCGTCATAACCTCTTTCCTTGAGAATTCGGGAAGCGTCGCTTCCTTTGAAGGAATCACGGTCAATTCCGAAGTCGCTTGCAATCTGATCGGCGACGGTGTTAAAGCCTTCCCGCTTGATGTAGGGATTCTTGATATCCAGGTACGCTTCCACCACATTGTCGCCATAGCGTTCTGCACCCTGCTTTGTTGCGGTGAAATAGTTTCCGTCTCCCAGAGCATTCAGGTGAACCCGCTTCTTCCCCTTCGTCCGGTCAAATATTGTGAATTCCTCACCGGTTCCGTGATACATCACCTTCGGGGTTCCATCTGCATTCACCACCTTGCTGGATGGGTTTGGTGCAAAATGGGAATCCTGACGCTTGACATATGCGGACAAATCTGCTACAGTATGGATAGCATTTGCTGTACTTGTGACGGAGCTAGGGGCTTTGCTTTGAACTCTAACACTTGCAGCAGATGCTTTTTCTATATTTTGAAGTTGGTATGCCCGTTTACTTGTATTCGCCGAGCTGGGGTTATTCATCTCCTCCACATAGAGCCTCAATACTTCCGGCCCGTTTCCGATATCCGCCACAGCATACAGGCTGTGCATAAGCAGTGAATTGCTCGACTTCGCCTTCTCGCTGTCAATGCCGAAGCTGTCAAGCAGAACGGCCTTGCTGACAATATCGTTGATATAGGGAAGGTATTGCCGGGCTGCAACGTTGTTCAATGCATTATGGCTTCTGGTCTCATTGAATACTTTTCCGGAAACCTGGATGTTCCACCCGGTGTCCGCATTCAGGACGGTACCCCTCGCGTCTCCACGCTGGGTAGCGACGTAGACAACGGTGTCATTGTCATTCGCCCTCCAGTCGCCAAACCATGCCCGGAAGAACGGGGATTTCTCACCCATTTCCTGGTAATACCTTCTTGCCAGTGTTTCCGTCGCCTGGATATCCGCAGAAGTAAAGCTGTTAAGGCTCCTCCTGCCGATATTTTGGATTGCCTCAATTTCCGCATCGTCCAGTGAGCCGTTGCTCCTTGCCTGATATTTTTTGCCACCCTCCGAGGTGGCTTTTTTCATGCCCTCCCCGCTTGTGGCCTTGCCGGTTCCGGAAGCGTCCGCCAGGCCCTCGGCGTACAGTTCCTCCAGCTGAGGCAGCACCTCCTCCATCTGGGCCGTGATCCGCCCTTCCAGGGAATCGGCCTTCTCTCCCTTGTAGGCTTCCACCACCGCCCGGATCTTCTCCGCCGTGTTCTTGGCCCACTTCCGGATGGTCTGCCCGAGGCCGGAATCCTTCTGCTGGATCTGCCGCAGCTTCTCCATGGCCTTGCCGTCGGCCAGGATCGTCTCCATAGAGTCCGCGATCATCTCCTCGTAGGCCGTCTCATAGCTGATGTCCCGGCCGTTTCTCGAAGCCTTGGCGATCTGCTCCTGGATTAGCGCGTCCGCCGAGACCCCCCGGTTTCCGAAGGCCTCCATAGCAAGGTCTGCAAACGCCTTGAATTTCTCCGGGCTGTTCTCCCGGATGTAGTGGGTCAGCTCGTGGCCCAGGGTGTAGAGCATCACGCCCCGGCCGTCGTTGCCCGCGTTCAGGTCGATGTGCACCCCGTTTTTGTCATAGTAGCCGTTAGGTGCGGCGTGCTCTGTGCCGGTCTCGTCCACATACACCCGCTTTCCGTCCTTCTCGTAGCTCTCGAATACCCAGAAGTCCTCTCCCAGAGCCTTACTCAGCGTGTCCATCATCGCAAGTGTGCTTTCCCGCTTGCCGTCGAATGTCCGCCCCTTCCGCTCGAAGTGCAGTGCGGCCGCCTGGTTCGGCTGCCGGGCCTCCATGGCCGCCTTCTGGGCCTTGGCATACTCGGTGGCTGCCGACTTCATTCCGGCGAGGTATGCGTCATAGGCAGCGGCCCCGTCCACCTGGGAAGATAGCGACCCCCGCTTGACCTCGCTGTAGTTCATGCCGTATTCGCCGTAGCGGTAGCTGTCCGCAATGCCCTTGCTGTATTCCTCCACGCTCAGGCCGCTGCTCTCGAATCCGTTCACGATCCGGTTGGCTCCCGCCGTGTCCGCGCTGTAGCGTCTGGCCGCGTCGAAGAGCACCGCCTCGTTTTCGTCGTGGTAGGCACTCGCCTCCGAGGAATCCACCACCCGGCCGTCTTTCAGCCGCAGCTGCATGGTGTCCCCCTCCCGGCTCTCCACCGCCAGCACTGCCCGGTTGGGATCCGTCAGCACCCCGTCGCCCTTATAGCTTACCGGATTCTGTGCACTGTCTGCTTTGCCCCTTGCCGCAGTTTGTGTGTTCTCCTGGTTCCCGAATAGATTCCGGGTGCCCTGGATTCTCTGGTTGACGCTGCTGTCCTGCTTCAGCACCACCTCCCGGAAGGCATCCGCCAGCAGCTTGTCCGCCTCCAGTACCTGCACGTCCCGCTGGCTCAGCTCTCCGCCCATGGCCACATAGTTCAGAAGCTGAGCATTGTGCTCTGCCACATTTTCCGGCAGATTCTTGCTCTGTAAGTAGCTGCTGATGTCCCGGATGTTCTGCTCGCTCAGCCCCGTGTCCAGTTCTTTCAGGGCCCGCCCGATGGTGTAGGCTCCCGTGGAGCTGTCGATCTTCTTGGAGAGCCTTGCCGCCTCCGTGTCCGCGTCAAAGCTGCCCGTCACCTTTTGCAGGGCATCCACATTCAGCCCATTGGCCAGAGCGTTCTTGCCCGTCCGATAGGTGCCGTATTCCTCCGCCCCGATCATCGGCCCAGACATGATAGCGCCGGTGGAGAAGCCCGCCAGCATGTTGTATGCCACGTCCTCCCCCCGCAGTGCCTCGTCCGTGTGCAGGGTCACGCTGTTCATCCAGGGCTCAATGATGGCCTGGACGCCTTCCTCCATAGCTTCGCCCAGGCCGTCCGTGCCCACCCGGGTCAGATAGCGCAGGATGGCGTTGTCCGTCTTTTTCAGCAGTGCATCCGTCAGAGCCTCCGTGCCCACGCCGGTCATGCCCTCAATGCCGCCGAAGAGCAGCTCTGTGCCGATTTCCGAGGCGGCGTTTGCCATGGCGTAGGCCTTGGCGTTCTTAGCCGAGTACCCTTGGTTGATGGCCTCGGCGTAGGCGTTGCCGGCAATCCCCGCGCCCATGACGCCCAGGCTTCCCGCCTTGGTCAGTCCGGAGCCCAGCTTCCCCACCAGGCCCAGGCCGGGCAGCAGCGCGTTCAGGGCGAAGGACGCTGTCATGGACGGCACCATGTTGCCGATGCTCATGGCCCCCTCGCCGAAGAATTCCTCCCAGGTGCGCCCTCCTTCCTCGTCCTGGAGCACCTTCCACACCTTCGTGCCATTCTCCCGGTCGTCCTGGAGCAGCATGCTGGCCGCGATCTGGGAGGCGCTGGCCGGGGTGTAGTCCTCCTTGCCCCGCAGGAAGTCGATGGACTTTCCAATGCCCTGCACGGCTCCTTCCAGACCGGTAGCCGTGTAGAATGCCAGCTTCATCAGCCGGTTCTCATCCGCGATATCTCCGTACCGGTCTTCCGCGATTCTTGCGTTCAGGGTCTCCTGCATGGAGTCCAGATATTCCTGAGCCTTCCGGGTGCCGTTCTGGCTGTCGTAGCCCGCCCAGTAGTTGTAGGTGTCCTTCTCCTCCTGGCTCAGCCGGTCATAGCCCTTCTGGGTGTAGACGGACTGCCCCCAGATGTCCTCCTGCTGCTTCCGCTGGGCCCGATCCTCCTCCGTCTCGTTGATGATCCGGCTCACGATGTCGCCGCCCCGGTATTGGCTTCCTTCCCGGAAGTTCGGGTCGTACCCCTCCGAGGTTCTGTCGCCCACCCCGCTCAGCGCCTGCGCCTGCTTTGCCCGCCGGGCCTGGACGAGCTCCGTCTCCAGCTCAGCGATTCGGGCATCGTACTGCTTTGCGTCCTTGGCCGCCTGCTTGGCTTCCTTTCGGGCATTGCTGTCCGTCCAGTCGTCAGGGGCCGCATCCATCATTTCGTCCCGCTCCCGTTTCAGCCGACCGATTTCTGTCTGGGTCATGGTCTCGTCCAGGTTCCGGAGTCTGTCCATCCGGGCAGAAGCCGCCATGCTCTGGATGAAGGCCTTCTCCTCCCTGTCCTGGGTCTCCGAGGCCGCCGCCTCCAGCCCCTTCTCGTCCATGCCCTGGTACTTCTGGTACCACAGGCTGGGCCGGATCGCCGTCTGGTAAGCTTCCTCCGAGTCGAACTGGCTCATGTACGCCCGGTTCTTCTGAATGCCCCCGGTGGTGCGCATCAGGTCGGCGTACACATCCGTGTAGTCAAGCCCCAGCCGTTCCACGTCCGGCCTGACGCTTTCGTAGTCTTTCTGGGCATCCAGAAGCTGCTGATACCACTCCCCGCCGTAGTTTGTATCCCAGCGATTCGTGTTGTCCTTCTCATACTGCTGCATCCCGGAGTAGGCGGAGTTTACCCGGCTCAGCCAGTCCCGGACGTTGTTCGCCGCTGCCTCCGAGCTCCGGCTCTCCAGTCCCAGGCTTGCGAACATCTGATCCCGCGTAGCCTCATAGCTGGAGCCGGACTTGCCCCCGGAGCCCTTGCTGCCGGAACTTCCGGAGGATTCCTTCACCCAGAAGCTTTCAAACAGTTTCTTTTTCGTTTCCTGGTAAGACGCCATGGCTTTCTCCTTATCTGTACTTTCCGTGATTCTGATACCAAGACCCCGCCAGATAGCCCGCCGCGTTCTGCGCCTGCTTCTTGGAAGCCCCGTTCTTGATGGCCTGATTGCGAAGCGCGTTTACGTCCTTTACCATCTGGTCGTGGGTCGTGTAGGTGTCGGAACCGGAGGAGCCGGAGGAATCTCCCGCTCTGCGGCTTCTGCTCCCGCTGCTGTGTCCGCTGCCGCCGCCTCCGGATTTGCCGCCGTCCTCCGGCAATCCCAGAATTTCCAGGATCTCCGGGGTCTTGTATCCCTTCTGGTACAGCGTCCAGGCATTCGTCCACCGCTGCTGGGCGTCCGTCACATTGTCCCGGTACTGGCCGTAGTCGTAGCTTCTTTCCGTGTTGTATTCGTTCAGCAGCCGGTCAAGCTCCGTGTTGTAGTCGCTCACGCTGTCCCGGTACCGGCTGTAATCCTGGCTGTCCGCGGTGCCCAGAAGGCTGTACCGGTCTTTCAGCTCATTTCCCTGGTTGTTGTAGGCCTGCATGGCCAGGCTGTACAGTTCCGGGATTTTGTCCGTCAGCCCCTGCATGTAGGTGTTGTAGGTCTGCTGCCCCGCCTGCTGGGCGTAGCTGTTCCCGTAGCCCCCGGTCAGCGCGGCTGCCTTGCCCACGGTGTCCTGCATGGCCGTCTGCCCCGCCCGGGTGTACTGATCCCGGTACTGCTGAAATAGCGGGTCAGCATTCACGTCATACTGAAATTCCTTCCGGTTCAGGATGTTCTGCAAAATGCCGTCCATCTGCTCCTGCCACCGGCTGGTGTACTGCCCGGGCTTCTTTTCCCGCTGAGCATTCAGCCGCTCCTGGGCCTGCTGCACCGTGTCCCCCGGGGTGTACTGGTTGTTCCCCATGATGCTGGTAATGCCGCTGATGGCCTCCTCCTGGGCCTGTTCTTCCCGGGTTTTCTCTTCTTCCTTCTTAGTTACTGCCATTGGTATTCTCCTTTCTTCGGATCTGCGCAAGCTCTGCGTTGATTTCGTCCACCAGCTTGAAAAGCTCCCGCTTCATCTGCTCCAGCTGCTCCTCCGGGGTTCTTCCGGTAATGTAAGGATATCGGATCATAGCTTCCTCCTTATAGGTAGTCGCTGCCGCTGTCCACAGTCTTGGCGATGGAATAGATTCTTGCCTCGCCCTTTCCCTCGAACCGCAGCTTCATGTGGTCGCACCGCACCGGTCGGACGGGTACCGAGAAGCTTCTCAGGTCTGTGCCCCGAATGGCGCATACCTCTTCCCATTCCGGGCGCACGTCATACTGCACCAGCACCCGAAGCTCTGACCCCGGCGGTACCTGCAAGCGGATGCTCATCCGGCTGATATACTTGGTGTCCGGCGTAGTGATGCCTAGCTCTCCGCTCTGGGCCATCCACTTCACCTGCTTCTCGTAGGCGATCCCCCCGGTCAGGCACAGAATTTCCTTGGTGTCCACGTCCACGCAATACATGGCCCCCAAGTGGGAGCAGAAGCAGATGGCGTGAAGATTGTCCTCCCGGTGCCATAGCTTCACCGACGTGTCGTATACGAATAGATTCCACTGCCCGCCGGTGTTTCGCATGGAAATGTAGTATTTGCTTCCGTTGGCCCCGGCGCTGGCCTGGCCGTAGGCCTCCTTTCCCAGGCAGTAGCCCGCATCCGTCGGCAGGGAGCCGTCGTAGATGCAGATACCGCTCCGGGACTTGTACATGAGAAGCTCCTGGACAATGGCCAGGCTGTGCTCGCAGCCCTTCTGAACCCCCCGGCAGGCTGTGCTCTGGATCTGGAAGCTGCTGGGCTCGGAACCGTAGACCTTGTGGATGCAGTTTTCCTTGAAGAACAGCGGATACCCCAGGTGGGTGATGGCCCCGGTGAAGGGCCCGTCCGTGCCGCAGGAGGCCATGTAGCTGTCCGTGCTGATGCCCTGGTAGCACTCCCAATTCCGGAAGTCGCCCAGCTTGCAGGCGTAGATTTCGTTGACCATCTGGCCGTCATTGTTCAGGCCGTACCGACAGCCCCAGAGCCGGTTGTCGCTTTCGCATAGGAAGTCCATGGTGGGCATTCTCCGCTGGAACCGCACCATGTCCAGCTGCTCCTGCACCTGATCCAGCACTCCCACCAGCACAATGTAGTCGTCCGCGCAGTCCTGGATGATCTGGCTTCCGTTCAGTCCCGCCAGCTGGTTCACCGTAATGCCCGATACCTTCACCCCGTCGTATTTCCGGAATCCTTTCCCGATCCCCGGGGAGGCTACCTTTACATAGGTAGTCGTGATGCTCACCCACTGGGACGTGGTCTTGCTCCAGCGTTTGAGCACATGGGTGCTTTCCGATGTATCCATCCAGTATTGCAGATCCTCCGGCTCTTCCGGTGCCGTCGCGGAGACGATGGTGTCCGCGTAGCCCTGCCCCGTAGCGTCGCACATCTGAAATTTCACCGTCTGGGTGCTGTGGGTGTCGTTTTCAATGCTGCCCCGATCCTCCGGGTCAGAGGTGTTGATGTATTTCTTGTCCGGCAGGATGATGACGTAGGCGCCCATGGAGATCATCTCCTTCTGGGCGGCGTTGCCGGAAAGCCCCATGTCGTACCGGCTCTGTCCAATCACGAACTCCGCCCCGTCCACATAGCACAGCTCTCCCTTGGATACAATGCCCTGAGGGGCAGTGGTCTTCGTGTAGATTCCCCTGGGCTTTCTTGGGGTCAGCAGCGGGTATTCATCCGAGCTCAGGTTCTCCATGTCGTAGAATTCCCCGTCGGAGATCTTGAAGTTATGATTATAGCCCCGAAAGACATCAACGATCTGTCGTGTGCTTTTCGGGGCTTTGAGTGTGGTGTATCTCATTTTGTCACCTCAGAAGTATTTCATCGTTGTCACCTTGGGCGGCGTATTTTCCCTGGTCTGCTTCATGGTGAAATCCGTGTATTCCTGCTGGAAGGTAGTCAGCGCATTGTTGTACCGCTCAATTTCCCCGTTGGCGTAGGCGATCTGCGCCTCCAGCCAGTGCAGATACATCATGTCAAAGGGTGCCCCCGCCAGAAGCTCGGTTTCCAGATCCTCCTCGGCGGTGTAGGGCTTCGGCACTTCCGTGCGCAGGACGAACGTGGCGATCTGCGCGTCCAGGTTGCTCAGCCAGAATAGCTTCTCTTCCCGGGTGTAGGTGTTGCGCACGATCGCGTCGATCCGTTCAATGGCTTCACATACTTTCATGTTTCCCCTCCTTTGCCTTGCTCCATGCCCCCCGGCCACGGCTTGCTTTTGGGGGGCATTGGCATCCGGCTCTACGGCTTCACCGCGTTGGCTTCCTCAAATTCCATGATGGTCTCCAGCATCTCTTCCTGGTGCCGCAGTACCTCTGCCACGCTCTCCGGAACCTCCACCTCAACGCCCCGCTGGATGAGGTAGGTGTTCATGTTCACGCTGACGAACACGTCGTCATGGTTTTCCTTGGTTCTGGGAATGCGGATCTTCACCTTTTTTTCGGCTGCCATTGGCTCGCTCCTTTCTTGTGTGCGGGAGGGCATTTCGCCCTCCCATTGGCCTGTTTAGTTCTCGGTTGCGGTCGCGCTGAAAGCCGCGCTCTTGCTCTCCACCCGCACCAGGTACTGGGGGATCAGGATCTCCGCCGTGCGCATGGCCTTCCAGCCCACGCTGGAACGCTGATCCAGGGGATCGGCGGTGCCCGCGCTGCCCTTCTGCTTGATGATGGTCTGAAGACCGCCACCGGTGACCTCGGTCACGCCGTAGGCACCGTCGCCGAAGATCAGGGTGCCGAATACGCCGTCGGCATAGATCTTCGCCTCGGAGCTCTCCATGAACCGCACCCCGGCGATCTCGCCGATTTCCCCGTTAAAGATGTTCTCGGGGGCGGCGTACTGGTGGGGATACTTCCAGTCCGGATCCTGCATCAGGTCATAGGCGACGTAGGGATGGATGATGGCCACATACTTGCCGTTGATGGTAGGGGCGTTCTGGGCCCGCAGCTTGGCAACCACCTGCTGCAATACCTTCACGGTCAGCTGGCAGCTGTCGTCCAGGGTCGCCCGGCTGGTCATCGGGGTCACCGTGCCGTCCGCGGCCACCTTGGGGCAGTAAGTCACGTTGTTGCCGGACTGCATCACGTTGCGCACGATGGTGTCCAGGGTCATGCCCGCCTGTCTGCCCAGCACCTTGGTAGCCTCCACAATGGTGTTGTCGATGGCGGTCATCTCCAGCACATCGGACTGGGTCACGAAGTCGCCGTACTGGCTCACCGTGGCCTCGATCTTGCTCACGCTCAGGCTCTTGCCGGGAGGGGTCACGCCCTCGGTCAGGGGCGTCAGGGCCTTGGGCAGGCTGGCAAACTTCCGGAATTCAATTTTCAGGCCGCCGTTGGCAGGGATAGGCCGCTTCTGGCCGAACTGCTCGTGCACCAGGTTCGCTTCCGCCTCGTCGATCAGCGTCATGTCGTAGTAGGTTTTCATTTCGTCGCTCAGGCCCTCGCTGGTCGTGGTCTGAACCTCCGCGAACAGCTGCATACCGGCCTGGGTAACCCGTCTGGTAGTCACAGCCGCTGCTGCCAGCACCAGTGCGAATACCAGAATCATGGTAAGAATCATGCTCATGTAAATATCTCCTTTCAAAGTGAATAATGTTCCGGGTGCTCAGAAGACGATTCTCTCGCCTCTTGCCACCCGCCGGGCGATCTCTGCCCGGTCTGCCTTGGTCAGCTTGGAAACGTCGGTCTTGACGATTGCGGGATTGCTTCCGCCGATCCCGTTCTCCCGGGGCCGGGCGTTGTTGGCAGCCACGCTATTGGCCATCTTGGACTGCACCTGCTGGGCGGTGTACTGCATGGCGGCGGGGATGAGCTCGTCCTTGTGAATCACCTGGTAGGCCGTCGCCATGTCAATGTTCGCCCGGAGCAGTCCCTGGAACTGGGGGTTTGCCAGTTCCGTCTCCAGGTCAAAGCTCGGGAACTGCTGCTTAAGTCCTTCCGCGTCCTGCATCCACTTGCTGTAGATCCGTTCCGCCTGTTCCCGGTCTGCCCGCTCCCGCATCTGCCGCCGGAGCCCTTCGTTTTCCAGCTCCATCTTGCGAATTTCCCTGAGCTGCTGGACGCTCAGCCCCTTCTCCTGGGCCTCCTTCTCCAGGAAGCCGTCATCGGTGCGCATGGCGTTCAGGATTGCCTCCGCGTTGGAGCCGTCCACGCCGTACTTGTGGGCCAGCTCGTCGAACACCGGCTGCATCTGGTTGATTCTCTCATTCAGACTTGCCTCCATGTCCTTGCTGCCCCGCAGACGCTTCTGGACGATGTCCTGCACCGCCTTGTCGAAGTCGGCCTTGTACTTGCCCTTGATCAGGGAATCGAAGCTTTCCGCGGAAGGTTCGGCATTGCCCTCATCGGGCTTTGCCTCCGGCTCCCCGGCGGCGGGAGCCTCCTCCTGCTTTCCGTATACCACGTTGGCAAGGGGGTTCTTTGCGCCCTTTGTACTGTTCTCCCCGGCGGCGGGAGCCGTTACGCCCGTCCCGGAACCGTCACCTGCTCCACCCTCCGCGAAAAGCTGCAAGTTCATGTCCCGGATCATGCTCTGGTCTTTCATTGTTTGCTCCTCTCTGCTGGTTAAGCCAGCGACTCTTTATCTGCACGCCGGATTTCCAGCCGTACATTCTTCGGATAGTTCTTTGCCAGGATCTCGGCCCCGCACTGCTGTGTCCAGTAGGATACCAGCACCGCGTCAAACCCTTCCTCTGTGGGGCAGCATACGATCTCGCAGTCTCCCTCCCGGAGTTTCAGCTTGGGCTTTCTGCGCAGCAGCCCGTCGTGATAGTAGAAGGTCACCGCCTGGGCCAGGGTGTAGGCCAGCATCGAAGCCCCGGCACATACCAGGTCTTCCCCTTTCCGCCCGGCCCCCGCGTGGCCGTGGATAGTCATGTGCAGCGTCCCCCGCTGGGGCTTCCGGAAAAATCGAATGGTTACCATTGCATTTCCTCCTTATCAGGTCGGGACGGTGGAGTCTGCCACCCGCTCCCGTGCGTCCTTCGTCACCCCGGATTCTCCGGCGGTGGCCGTCTGAGCTTCCTGCGCCTGGGGCATTGCCGCCATTGTGGCCGCTGCCCCCGTCGGCGCCATGCCGCCCATCATGCCCATCATCTGCTGATACATCGCCCCGTTCTGGGCGATCTTGTTCATGACGATCTCCTTCCGGTCAAAGTCCATCATCTCCAGGCACATGAGTGCCGCCTGGGCGTTCTCCGGCTGGAAGAATCCCGCCCCGTAGAATTGCAGTGCCAGCTCGTTCTGGGATAGTTTCGAGTAGGGGCTGCGCTTCTCCGCCGATACCGTGATGTCGAATTCCGGCACCCGGTATCCCATATCCACGCCCATCACGTCCCCCTGATCCTGGGGCTGGATCCCGGCATTGCTGTAGCTGACGAACTCATTCATGCCGCTTTCGCCCACGATCCGGAACTGCCTGGGCATGTCGTAGAACTGGCGAATCAGCTCAATGATGATGACGCACACCTTCCGGAATGCCCGGTAGGTGCTCTTGCTGGAGTCCCGGTCGATCTTGCTGCCCGCCTCCTGCATGGCCGCGATGGCCGAGGCCGCCGTTACGCCGCTCTGGCTGCCGCCGTTGCTGATGTCCCGGTTGCCCGTGGTCTCTTTCAGCTCGTCCACCTTGTTCTGGATCACACTGACGTAGATACTGGACAGGTGCTTGCCCTGGATCGGCGTAATGCTGTCGTCACCCAGTCCCCCCTCCGTGTGCACGAATGGCTTGTTGGTATCCGCGTATTCCTCCTCGTTCACCCCGCCGTCATTGCGGATGAAGAACCGGGGCCGGGAGTTGGCGAGCATATTCTCCATGATGGCCTGGTTCCCCCGGTCGATGTACTCCTGGGGGCTCTTGGCCACATCCACGAAGCCGAAGCCGCAGGGCGTGCCCTTCATGGGAAACAGGGTATCGAATACGAACGGGTACATCCCGTGGTCATACCAGCCCCGCTCGGCGTAGTTGGGGTCGTTCTCTGTGGCGAAGATCACCGTGTCGTTGACGAACTTGCAGTAGTGCAGCACCACCTTGCCTTCCGTGTTCCGCTTCCGGTAGTACCAGTCCACCACCGCCGAACAGTCCGTGGTGTCCACCTGGTCGTCGTACTGGTACTTGCCCAGGTCGATGGTGCTCTTGCCCAGCTTTCCCTCCAGCTCCGGGAACTCGTCCACCAGGCTGTCGTTGCCCCGCAGCGTCACATGGAATACGTTCCGGCTCTGCTGAATGTCGCTGATGCCCGGCTGCCAGAACAGGTTCAGCACATCCACCCGCTCGATGGTCACGTCCCCCAGACCTCCCAGCTTGCCGCCGTCCCAGTACACGCCGAAGATACCCGTGCCGCCGATGAGCTTGTCGTATACCTCGTCGTTGTATACCTGCTCAAAGTCGCACTTCTCCAGCAGCACCGGCACGATGGACGACAGGATCTTTGCCTCCTGCTTGTCCCCTTCCTCCCGGGGCAGGATGTTCGGTGCCGGGAAGTTGTCCATGGCCGTACCGTGCTTGTTGGTGATGGCGTTGAACAGCCACCCGGACACCGGCTCCACCTGGTTCTCGATGGTGCTGTCCTTGCGCATACATTCCCAGTTGCGCAGCTTGTACCATTGCTCGGCGTCGATGACCTTCTGCTCCAGGTTCTTCTTGCCCTCTTTGTACTTGTTCAGGGTCTGCCGGGCCTGCTCCACCTGCTCGGTGCCGATGGTGCCGCCGCCCTGGATGGTAAAGCCGATGTTGCCGGGCAGCAGACTCCCGGTGCCCTGTGCCTGGGTCGTCTGGCCAAGCTGGGCCGTCTCCATCCCCGCAGGCCTCGCCTGCTGCATTGTGCTCATGTCCATGTCCCTTACTCCTCAATGATCTCGATCCGCTCCCGCGGTCTGCTGATAATGTCCTTTTTCTCCACGTCCAGAAATAGCTTCGCCGGGTGCTCCTCGTAGACGTCCGGCACTTTCTTCCGCCTGGGCTTGATGGGGCGGCTCATCAGGAAGTAGCGCACCTCGTCAGCCACATGATCCTCCCCGCTGGTGTCCAGATCTTCCGCCTTGGTCTCGTCGTATTGCAGCAGCGGGATCGTCCGGATGAAGGCCTTGCAGTTCCGGAATACATACATCATCGGATACCCGTTCTCGTCGAAAGCCATCCGGTAGTGCACCTGCATCCAGCCGGGCAGCCGCTTGTGGTCTCCCGGAGTGAAGTACACCCGATACTTTGCCGCCGTATCGGCGATGCTCTCGCCGGTCTCCGCGTCCCAGATGGCCGGATCCGCAATGCCCTGGATCCGCTTTCCCACCAGCCACCGGTGTTCCGTCTCGATCTTGTGGATCTGGGAGAACACCTCTTGCGGTGTCCACTTCACGCCCTCGTTTGGTGTCTCCTTGCAGCCGTATAGCTCCAGGATCCGGTATACCACCCCGTCGTAGTCCACCGCCCACCAGCCGCAGGAGAAGGGCCGGTTGTAGCCCCAGTCGAAGGAGCGGTAGATCTTCCACCCCTCCGGGATCTCGAAGGGCTCGATGACGTGGCTCCACCGCTTGTCCAGGTAGTGCTCCGGCTTGTCCGCGAATTCCTCGAAGTATTGCCCCTCGTACACATCCCAGCAGCCCTCCAGCCAGGCCTTGCGCAGCTTGGGCGGCAGTGCCTCCAGATCCTTGATGTACTCCGGCTGACTCAGCATCAGCGCCTTGTTGTCCGTCACCCGGGCCTGGATGAAGCGGTAGTCCTCCGGGTTCTCCCCGGTCTCAAACCGCCGGTCGAGGAACAGCCGTTTCAGATATCCGTGGCTCACTCCGCCCGGGTTCATAGTGTAGTAGGTTCGCTTTGGAAAGCCGTTGACGCCGCGCACACAGGCGTTGATCTTCTTGATCCAGATCTCCTGTAGGTTCGTGGCCTCATCCAGAAACAGGATGTCATACTCCGCGCCCTGGTACTGCATCAGATCTTTATCGCAGTTGCAGTAGCCGAATTTCAGGGTGCTGCCGTTGGGGAAGGTGAATGTCTTCTTCGACTCGTTGTACCGGGCAATCCCGTTCAGCTCCTCCAGCAGTGGGTTAATGTGGTTGTTCAGCAGCTCCGTGTAGGTTCGCCGGACGATCAGTAGCTTGATCCCATTGCAGGCCGAGGCCAGGATCTTCGCCTTGGTTCTCACCGCCCAGGACTTGCCGCCGCCCCGGCTGCCCCCGTAGCCGCAGTGCCGGTGTCGGTCGCACAGGAATTCATATTGCGGGCGGCTGAGCATGCTCAGGTCAATTGTCACGCTCATACCACGAATTCCTCCGGCAGCCCCTCAATGACGAGCTTGGCCCCCTCGGCCTTTTCCTCACCCTGGGCCTGCCTTCTCAGGTTGGCGATCCTCGCCTCCTGCTCCTTCTTGTCCAGTTCCGTTTTCAGGTTCAGCACATCCTTCAGATCCCGTAGCACCCCGGAGTAGGCTTTCAGCATCTTGGCATCCCGTGGGTCTGTCTCCCGGATGCCCTCCATCGCCTTGCCGATGAGCACCTCCGCTGCCTCCTGCATTTTCGTGTCCGCCTGGCTGTTCGCCCTGGCTACCGTCTCCACCTGGGCCGTGGCCGCCTTGTTGTCCGCCTGTTGGCGCAGTCCCACCCAGCCCTCGCTCTTGGCCCGCCGGGCAATGTTTTTCAGCGGAACGTCGTACTTGGCAGCCAGAGCGCGATAGGTCGTGCCGCCCTGAATGTATTCTCTGCGCAGTTTTTTCCAATCCACCACAATTCCGGCCGCCCTCCTTTCTCTTCCTTCATTCTAGCAAACCCCGCCGCCCATTTCTAAACCCACCCGCCGAGTTTTTTCTTTGATATCGAATTTGCTATTGACATATGATAACTCATGTGCTATAATCAATTGTGAAAAGGAGATGATCCCATGCCTACAATCTCAATGTTCCGGGGAATTAAGATCACCATGTACTGGGCCGATCATATGCCGCCCCACTTCCATGCTACCTACGGCGGTGAGGAAGTCATCGTTTCCATCCGGGATTTGGAAGTGCTGGAGGGAAGTCTTCCCAGCAAGCAGCTCAAAATGCTGCTTGGATGGGCAGCGTTCCGGCAGGATCAGCTCATGGACAACTGGGAACTGGCATTAAAGAAGCAAGAGTTGTTCGCAATTGAGCCGCTGAAATAAGCGGCTCTTTGCCCAAAAAGGATGTGACACCATGAAAAAGGACATTGCCTATTACCTGTCTCGCGGCTGCGATCCAGAAATGGCCGCCTATTTTGCCTCTGGCCGTAGGCAGATCACCCAGGTCGTCCCGAACGACGACTACACCTTGACCTTCACCTTTGACAACGGTGAGAAGCGCCTGTATGATATGGCACCCCACATCCGGGAAGGGACTGTGTTCGCCCCCCTGCGTGATCTCTGGCTCTTCCGCAAGGTGTTTCTCGACGATATGCACGCCGTCTGCTGGGACATTGACCCGACCGTTGACAGTAACGTGGTCTGGAATAACCGGGTAGATCTTTGCCCGGACAGCTGCTATGTGGACAGCGTCCCTCTGGGAGGTGCCCCCCATGCCTGAGAAATGTTCCGCGCTCATTGATCGGCTCATCGAGGAGCGGCACCGCCAGGGAAAAACCCAGCGTCAGCTGGCCCAGGATGCCAATCTCCCGCAGCCCGTCATTGCCCGGCTGGAAAGCAAGAAGGCAACTCCCCAGCTGGACACCCTGATGAAGGTTGCCACCGCCCTGGGCTGTGAGCTTGCCCTCGTCCCCGCCTCCCCGGCTTGAAAAGCATAGAAAAACCCCCTGACGCAGGATAGTAACTGCATCAGGGGGTGCATTTTTTACTTTGCGGCTTTCATGCTGGAATGTCTAGGGGATGGCTTTTTACTTCTTTTCCATTGCTTTCTGCAACAACTCCCGGATGATTGCCGACTTGTTGTCGGCCTTGGTAAGGAGCTCGTACAGTTCTGGGTCTTGGTTGCGATTAATTCTCAGGTTAACGCAAACGGTATTTTCGGCAAACCATTTTTTCCTTGCTTCGCTTTCTGCCATTGACTTCGCCCCCTGTTCGTGGTATTATAAACGGGCAAGGGGCGAAACCTCCTCTCTAGGCGGTCAACCCTGAGCTGTTAGGATCGTAAGTAAATACTACTTAGCAAAATCGTCACTTGGCAGAGTGGCGGTTTTGCTTTTTTACTCTTACAGTAATCGTACATCCGAAGATGTGGAATGTAAGCGTAATCGGCATTCGCTCACCCCCTTTCGGGTGGTGTTGCTGACCGCCTCGCCCCTTGCTTGTTTCTAATATAGCATGAGCTAGCTTACTTGTCAAGTGTCGAAAGCAAATTTTTTATTTTCCCCCAGGCCTTCCGGTCTGGGGGAATTTCTCGCTTATTTCCGCCTTATCTCAGCACCACAACTCGTCCGGCTTCCACCAGATCTCCCAGCTTCTCCTCGAAGTAGGCCGCGATATTGCGCACCGCCTCCAGCTTCCAGGCACCGCCGTCGGCACCGATCAGGTTGATCTGCCCGCTGCCGTCCAGCCGCAGGATGAACTCACTTTCCGGCTGGGCCACCTCCAGGAAAGTGCGGAAGGGCATCAGCTTCACCCGGGGCTTTACCTGTACGCTGCCCATCAGAGCCACGCCGGTTCTGGCCTCCACGCTCTGGGTCACCCCGTTGTCCAGGGTGGTCACCTTGCTGTCCTTGCTCACGCTGGACAGCAGCTGGAGCAAATACGCCGTGTCGCTGTTCGGGATGTACATGCTTTGCAGCTGGATCACCGCCTCCTCGTGGTCGAGCCAGCGGTTCGTCTTGGCCTCCGGGGTGTCTGCCCGGCACTGGTACAGCCAGCACCGATCCATCTCACCGTCCAGGGTAGTGAATACCTTCACGGTGTTGTAGCTTTCCACCTGCACCAGGATCTGATCGTCTGTGAACAGGTCGTTGGCCTCATTGCGGATCAGCTTGCACAGGCTGTCCAGTCCCGTCAGTGTCAGCTTTTCCGGGAAGTCCTTCTTGGGGTCGATCCGCACCAGGCTCTGGGAAGCGAAGTTCTCCCCGCCCACTTCAAACACCTTGGGCCCTGCCAGTTTTACGATTTCCTGAATGGCTTCTTTCAACATCTTGTTTTCCTCCTGTTATTTCATGGCCGCGATCCGCAGCATTTTGGGTGTTTCCTGTTCGATGCCGTCCAGATTCAGCTGCCCCGGCACCTGGGGCACGGATTCCACGATCACCATTTCGCCGTTGCTGTCGGCGGCAATGCCCAGGGTGGTTCCCACCGGTGTGGCCGGTGCCAGCTTGGAGGCCTCCGAGGCCGCGATCTTGATGTACTGCCGGTTCTCGTCCGGCTTTAGCTTGATGGTCAGCGTCAGCTTTCGCTCCAGGCAGGCTTCCGTGTTGCAGTCCAGGATGTTCTCCACGATCCGGCTGATCTCGTAGTCCACCCGCTCCTGGATTGCGCCCCGTGCCATTTGCAGGATACTTGCTCTGTTTTCCTTGGTTTCCATGATTTTTTCCTTTCTTTCGTCGCCCACCGGGTGTCCCGGCGGTTATTTTCCATCCGGCACATGCCGGTGGCCTTGCTCACTCTTCGCTGCCCCAGCCCTTCCAGCCGTCGCAGCTGTCGTTGCCGTCCATGAACTCGGCTCGGTTTTCGCTGTCCCCGTTGCAGCAGGCCCCGGTGAAGGCATCGTACCAGCTGCAGGTGCCGCAGCACTGCTCATCCATGGCTCTTCCCTCCCTTCCTGCCTGTCCACTGGGCCCGCAGCCGGGCCAGCCAGCCGCCCTTGCCCTTCGGCGCCTTGGGCTGAAAGTATGGCTTTTCCTCTGTCGCCAGGCACTTGGCACTGTTCGGGCAGTCCTCTGTCCCCCAGTTCCGGCACCGCAGGGTGCAGATGTCAGGATACGCCATTGTCTTCCGCCTCCTCGCCGAATGCCAGCACCGTGTCAATGCAGTTCAGCACCGTACTCAGCGCGTTCTCGTTCTCGTCCTCCTCGCTGGTAGAATATTCCCAGAATTCCCGGATCATCTTCCGGCATAGCCGAACCTTTTCCCTGTCTGTCATGTCCCGTCCTCCTCGTCGTAGATACTGGTCAGCATCCTGTAAACCTCGCATTTCCCGTATTGCCCGCAGCAGAACGTCCGCAGCTGGATGAACAGCGCTTTCTTGTCCGCGAATTGCAGGCTCACGGTGCCGTCCTCGGTGACCCCGTCGCATTCCACCCGGCTCTTGCAGTCCGTCCGGTGGTAGAAGGGACACTGGGCTTTGTGGTCAATCCAGTTCGTTGCCACATTGCCCACCGCCTTTCAGCGCCTCCAGCTCTGCCTTGTATCGCTCGTAGTCCTCCTTGTCCTCCAGGCATCCAGCCTTGTAGAGCCTGCACATGGTGGTCAGGAACGAGATTCGCTTTCGCCGCGCCTCTTCTCCCCCGAGACCCGAGGCCGCGTCCCCCTCGCCGCCCGGCGGCACAGGCTCAGGTTCACGCTCAGGTTCAATATCAGGTTCAGGATCAATATCATTATCAGGGTTATTTTGCTTTTCAAAAAAACCATTTGCTTTTTTTGCTTTTTGGGCTCCCTCAAAATCCCCGTTTTCGCAACTTTCCGGCGAAAAACCGTTTTCGGCCTCCGAAAAAACCATTTGCTTTTCTGAAAAACCATTTGCTTTTTTTGCTTTCTCGGAAAAACCATTTGCTTTTTTTGCTTTTTCAGGTGTTTCCTTCTTGGGTCTTCCGCCCTGGCTCCCGGCCTCTGCCCGCTTCCGGCAGGTGGCTTCATACTTGGCCTTGTCCCGCTCCATGTGCCGCCGGATGTAGCCGAACATGGTTTTGGACTGAATGCCGAGCTTGGGGATCTCTTCCTCCGTGGCAAAGGCGATGATGGCCCGGAGCAGTTTCCCCGCCTCCGCGTCCTTCAGTTCGCCCAAGTCCTCAAAGTCTTCAATGTGCATCACGAAGCTGTCTTTCATCCGGGTCTTCTCCTCGCCCATGTCTTTCACCTCATTCCTGTCCCCGGCAAGCGGCCTGCACCCGGATTCCCGGCAGCACGCACCGCCGCACCCGGTTCAGGAAATGCCCCTCGTGGCTGGTGGCGTCGCTCAGATGCAGCAGCCAGATCTCCCGGCACTGGCTGAGATCCAGCCCCCGCAGATAGTCACATAAGGTGTCAATTTCCATGTGGGTGTTTTGGATCCGCTCCCGGGTCTTTTCCGGCAGCTTCTCGCACCGGCCGAGAATGTCCTTGTCGTAGTTTGCCTCGATGGCCAGAATGGTCACCCCCGGGAACTGGTAGCGCAGATTCACCGTGTCCGTGGCGAATACCAGCTCTTCCCCGTCCAGCCGTGACCGCACCACAAACCCCAGGGGCTCCTGTGCGTCGTGAAACACGGCGAAGGGTACGATGTCCATCGTCCCCAGGGAAAACTGCTCCATGCTCGAGCAAGCTTCCACGCCGTCTAATTCCAGTGCCTCAGCCGTCCCCTCGCTCATGTAGATGGTGGCCCCGTCTTTTAGAAGTTCCGGCACTGCCTTGGCGTGATCCTTGTGCTCGTGGCTCACCAGCACCCCGGCGCAGTCGGCGCAGGTGATTCCAAGCTTTCGTTCCAGCAGCTTGTTCAGCGTCCGCCGGGCAACGCCGCATTCCAGCAATACGATGGTCTGCCCGTCCTCCACGATGTAGGCGTTGCCGTGGGAGGAGCTGGCGATGGGTGTAAATCTCATATCGGGCACGCCTCCTGTCCGCCGCTCTGGCCCGCTGCTGCGCCGCTACTATGCCCCTGGTACTGGGCGTACATCTGAGCAAAGGCCGCCGGCATCCCCGCCTGGGCCCCCTGGGCCGTACTCTCGGTGCTGGTTACCTTCACTTCCGTCTGGGGCGCGTGAAGCTTCTGGTACTGGGTGCTCTTCTGGATCTTCGCCTGTACCCATTCCGGAAGCTTTTCGAAGGCCTGGTCGTCCCACTGGTCGCAGTCCCAGCTTTGCGGCGCCGTGTCCGTCTTGGGTTCCGGCATGCCCGGAAACAGCGGCATAATGCTGTCGATGTTAGCGTATTCTCCGGTCTCGTTCAGCAGCACGTTGAGCATGGCAGGTTTTCCCAGCATGCTCAGCATGTCGAAGTCCGCGAAGGCCTCATCCGAGAACTGCACCCCCGCCCAGGAGGAGAAGAACCCTCTGAGCTTACTGTTGCTCTTGCCGGAGATGGTGAATTCCCGGCTCAGCTGCCGGGGCTCCTGCTTCCCGTCCACCTCCACCGTGACCTGGGGCAGGTCGAAGGTGATCATCACCTTCGGGCTGTAGCTCTTGAATTTCTCGCTGTACTGGTTCCCCAGGTCGTAGATCCCCACGCATACCGCCAGATATCCGCCCGCGGGTACCGGCGGGATGGAGGGCTTTGCCTTGTCTTTAATCTTCATGTACTCTCAGCTCCTTGTCCTGTTCGCTGACCACCAGCCGGATCACCTGGGCTCCGCTGGGTTCCAGCTTTGTCACGCTTTCCGCGTTGTCGATGAAAATAGGCACGCTTACCCCGTAGGCCCGGGAGAAGGCGTTGATGATGTCCAGCCCCACGTTGATCTTCATGCCGTTGTTCAGCCCCATGTAGGGCACACCCTCATAGGTCACGTCGCACCGATCCTCCACGCCGCCGTTGGCCTGCTCCCGGTAGAGCCGGAATTTCGCCAGCCGGAAATGCCGGTTGATGCCCTCCTCCACGAAACTCGCCTTGTACCGGCTGAATTCCTCCGTCAGCCCGATGAGCTTTTCCGCCTGGGCCAGGGCCTGGGCCGCCTCCTGAGCATCCCTTCGCAGCTGCCCGATCCGGCCCTGGGCGTATTCGTAGGCGCTCTTCTTGCCCAGCACCCCATTGCACCGGTCGATTTCCCCCTGCACCTCGGCGATCCGCTGCCGGATGCCGGAGGAGGCCGTCTGGCTGTCCGTCTGCAATTTTTCCAGTGCTTCCCGGGCACTCGCTGCCTTCTCTTCCAGCTGGGCCTTTTCTTCGGCGTAGCCCTCCCTGTCCTGAACGACCGTATCCTGAGCCGCTTTCCGGGCCTTCGCTGCCTGGATTTCCAGCTCCCGAGTCTCGGCCTGGAGCTTTGCCAGATTCTCGGAGGCCTGTTTTGCCTCTTCCTTCTCCAGAGCCAGCGCCCCCTTGTAGGAGTCCGCTTCCCGCACGATCCCCTGGCGCCGTTCCTGCTTCTGGTTTTCAAAGGCCCGTGCCGCCGCCTGGATCCGTTCCTCCGGCAGCTTCTGCCCGCAGGTGGGGCAGTGGTCGTCTCCCTGGTACTGCTCAGCACTTGCGGCCTTCCAACGCTCTCGGGTCTCCTGGATCTTCCTCTCATACCGTTCCGCCCGGGCATGCATCCCGTCCAGCGTCCGCTTGGCAAGATTCAAGCTCTGTAGGCTCATTTCCAGCCGCCGCTCCAGCGCCGCCGTGTCCGGCACCTGCCGGGCCTGTTCCTCCCGGAACCGCCGGTTCTCCCCTTCCAGGGCCGCCAGCTTCCCCTGGATCTCCCGCAGGTCAAGTTGCTTTCCCTGCACCGCCGTGTTCTGCCGGATGGCAAGCAGTTCCGTGTTCAGAGCTTCCTTCCGTGCCTCCAGCGCTGCCAGCTCTGCCGCCGCCCCGTCGTAGTCCAGCTCGGCAAGATCAGAAATGGTCTTCTCGCATTCGCTGATCCGGGCGGGGATCTCGTTCCGCTTCACCGCCAGTCCCTTCCGCTCCTGGGCGAGGATCTTCTTCAGGTCTTCCAGGCTCCGCTTGCCCATGGCTTCCAGCAGCGGGGAGAACCGCCCCTCTGTCTCCAGGATCTCCCGGTCGTCCAGCCCGCCAAACAGGCGGAACAGCGCCTCCCGCCGCTTCTGCCAGGGCAGGGTGGCCGCGAAATAGCCCACGCTCGTCAGCAGCCGAAATTGTTCCTCGTCTACCAGTTCCCCCACCTTGGCCTTAAATGCGTTTGCCTTGCAGGGCACCCCGTCCACGAAGTATTCCGAAGTGTTCCCCTCGTATACCGCCTCAGTGCTGCCCCGGCGGGTGGTCCATAACTCCTGGAAACTCCGCTTGAGCTTCACTTCCTCCCCGTCCGCCAGGAACACCGCCTCCACTTCCGTCACGGCCTCGTGATCTTTGACGTTCCCGTCCGGCCCCAGGGGCTTGATCTCCAGGCTCTTCTCCCCGTTGCCCAGGCTGTCCTTGCCGAAGAGCAGCCAGGTCAGCCCATCGTAGATGCTGGTCTTGCCCGTGGCGTTGTCGCCGTAGATGCTGGTGCTCCGCCCATCGAAGGCGATATCCAGCCTTCTGTGGCACTTGAAATTTTCCAGGTGCAGCCGTTTCAGTCTCAGTTCCATTTGACTTTTCCTTTCTTCTGGGCTATAATAGCCCTGGTTTTAGGTTTTTTCCTTGCCGCTTTCGGAGTTTGCCCCTCCGGAGGCGGCTCTTTTCTTTGCCCGGCCCGGCTTCTCAGGTGTAAATAGCTTCCTCATACTTCCTCCGTCCGCCGCTTGACCTCGTTGGCTACCCTTGCGATGAAGGCGTAGTTTGTCGGCCGCCCGCTGTCCATCGGCACCGTGCCCCCGAAGAACCGGTAAAGCTTCTCCGGGTCTCCCACTCGGAAGATCCAGCTCACTACCCCACGGCAGCACCGCTCCACCCGGGTCTCCGTGATCCGGTACTTCTTGGCCACCCCGGCGTAGATGTAGTGGTGCTTGCCTCCCAGCTTCTCCCCGATGGCGTCCACCAGGTATTCGTACCCGTCCAGGTGCTCCCCGGCTCCCAGCTCCAGCAGCACATCTCGGATGGTCTCTTCTTGGGTCCGCTTCCGCCGGGCCAGCCCATCCGATACGAAGGGCAGGCTCTCCAAAAATTCCTTCAGGGCCTTCTCCGCCAGCTGCCGCCCCTGGCTGTCCTTCGCCAGCAGGCATGCGGCGATCAGGTCAAGCTTTCGGTCGATGATCTGCGTCTGGGTCATACCGCTTCCTCCTCCAGGGGGAACCAGATCCGGAAGATGTAGGCCGCCGCCAGCACCCCCAGCCCGGCGCACAGCGTCACCGCCGCCCACACGGGAAGTTCCGTGAACCCCGTCAGTCCCAGTGTCACCACGCACCCCACGGCGTACCGGCCCATGGCTGCCGAGGACGCTTCCTCCCGCTCCATCTCTTCCTTGGCAAGCCGGTTCTCTTCCGCCCGGGCCGCCGCCAGCTGGGCCCGAAGCTCTGCCGCTTCCGCCTCCTGACGGTTCAAGTCCTCCAGCCGGGTGCTCACCGTCGCCTTGTGGGCGTTGCACATGGCGAGCATTTCCGCCTCCACCTGCTTGTCCTTCCGCTCCTGCATCCGGTACTGTGCGTTCCGGGCAAGGATCTCCTGAATGTTCATAGCTCTATGCTCCTTTCATTTCATGGGCTCGCACAGGCACCTTGCCAGTGTGGCCTTGTTCACCCGCTGATTGTGCACGGGGAAGTGCTTGCGGATGCTGTCCTTGGTCTTGTACCCGGTGATCTTCATCACTTCCTCCACCGTCAGCAGCTCCCGATCCGGGTACAGCCGGTTCAGCTGCGCGATGGTCGCCCGGTAATCCGGGTGCTCTCTTGCCATCGGTTTCACCTCACATGTCCACCCGCTGAGCGTCCCGGCTCAGGGTTTCCAGCTTTTCAAAGAACTGCCCCACGTTAATCTTAAATCCTCTGGCAGTCCGGATACCAGGCACTTTCCCCTCAGCGACCAGCTTCCGAAGTTGCCTTTCGGAGAGGATGCCCCGGTGGGAAAACGCCCTTATGCTCTCATATACCGCTTGTTTTTCCATACTCGTTTCTCCTGTGTTTCACTATGTGCCTGATTGTAGCAGAAAGAAAATCAAATTTCTAAACCCATCGGCCCACTTTTTTGCGCGGCACTTTTCATATAGGGGCCGATTGAGCCCATCGGCCCGAAAACTGACGCGCCCCAGCAAAAAGAAATAAGTTGCTCTACCAACTGAGCGGGATGTTACAGCGTCCCGCTCAATTACTTTTTAATCTGTTCCACTGGCACACCGTAAAGCCGACACAGCGCACATAGCGTTATATACTTTGGAGAACTCTTCCCTGTTTCCATCCTGTGCAGTGTGCTCCGGGAAATCCCCAGCCGCTCGTGTACCTGCTCCTGGGTCAGTCCCGCGTTGACTCTCGCCGCCCGCAGTGTCAGTTCCATTCTGTTTTTCACCTTCTTTTTCCAATTTCGTCTCATTTTCGGGACGTTCATGTTAAAAAAATAGTAGCCTTCTCAGTTACGTCATGGATCCTCAGCGCTTTACAAATCAGCTCGATTTCCACCGTGTTGAATGGTACTTTCCCATTGACCTTAGCATTAAGGGTATTCTTGGACATTCCCAGTGCTTCCGCCAAGGATCGCTGAGAAAATCCTGCTTCCGCAATCTTTCCCTTTAATTTGTTCACTTCCATGTTCCCACCTCCTTTATCGTCTCATTTTTGGGACGATTGCATCATAGCATGATTCTCCCCCGATGTCAACCCATATTTGGGACATTCTCGAAAAATATTTTCATTTTGTATTGCATTTTTGGGACGATTGGTGTATTATATAGTTAATCAAGCAGCTTGAAAGGTTGATGTAATATGAGCGACATCTCCAAAAGGATATTGGACATCCTTCTGAATAAGGAAATTTCATATGGCGAATTAGCAGACAAAACGGGAATTCCCAAATCCGCTTTACAGCGTTATGCCACCGGTCAAACAGAGAAAATTCCTATCGACCGCTTAGAGAAAATCGCCACTGCAATCGGCACATCTGCGGCATATCTGATGGGCTGGGAACCGGAAGAACGTCCTTCCATCCCCGCCGCCTCCAACATCCTCCCCATGCCGGAAATGCGGAAGGTCCCCCTTCTGGGCACCATCGCCTGCGGGGCACCTGTCTTGGCCGATGAGCACATTGAAGGTCAGGTGGACATCCCCGCAAATATCCACGCCGACTTTGCCCTGACCTGTAAGGGTGACTCCATGATCAACGCCCGGATTTTCGACGGTGACATCGTCTACATCCGCCAGCAGGACACCGTGGAGAACGGCGAGATCGCCGCCGTCCTCATTGAAACCGAAGCCACCCTCAAGCGATTCAAACGCCTGCCGGACAGGATCATCCTGGAGCCGGAGAATCCCCTGTACGACCCACTTGTGTACCGAAAAGAAGAAATGAACGAAGTCCGCATTCTGGGTAAAGCTGTGGCTTTTACCAGCCCCGTCCGGTAATCGTACCGCCTCGCCCCTCCCCGTTCCACTATCCGGAAGCGTGGATTGAAATAAATCAATGTTAAGGAGGAACCCAATATGATGTATCCCTTTATGACCCTGGATGATTCCGCGGAAATCGTCCACTCGGAAATGCGCCCGGATGGCACCGTGAAGGTCTATGTGGAAAAGCCCGACACAAAGGACTGCTTCCACTATGGCACCTGCATTCTCCCTGGCTATCACTGGCAGGATATCTCCGGCCTGTCTGCGGAAGAATTGGCCCGCTACGAGGAGGTCATCCGCTCCACTGCTCATCTGATTCTCCGGTTTGCCCAGGAGGGAGGCTTTGACAGTGCCGCAGGTTTTTAAGATCGGTTCCTACTGGGTCTACTTCTGGTCAAATGAAAATGACCCCCTGGAGCCTGTCCACGTCCATGTCGCCCAGGGTGCGCCCACTGCCAACGCCACGAAGATCTGGATCACCGCTGCCGGTGGCTGCTACCTGTGCAATAACAATTCCCAGATTCCCGCCAGAACTCTGCGCAATATCATGATGATCATCGAAGCCAGAAGCGACGAGGTCATTCAGAAGTGGACTTCCTTCTTCGGTTCCGCAACGTTCTATTGCTAAAGCTGCCGCTCCCTCCCAGGGAACGTAGATCGAAAGAAAGAAGTAAACAAACACCAGCCCCGTGCGATAGTTCCCACCTACAGTTATAAAAACGAAATACACAAGAAACAGAAAGAAGTGAAAGCGAATGCCCGAATCCTACGAGCAACTCCGGGATAGAGCTCTGACCAATCTCAAAAGCCTGATGGACTCCTTGCAAAACAATCCTGCCACTACCGGGAAGGGAAAAATACTTGCCTACTGGTTGGATGACTACGCGCGTCTTCTCCGTGGGGAGCGATCCTTTGACCCTAAAAAACTGATCCGGTACAGGCGAGGCTCTATCGTAAAAGTCCATCTTGGCTACAATATCGGCTCAGAAGAAGGTGGCCTGCACTATGCGGTTGTCATGGACAATGCCGAAACATTGTCCAGTCCGACCCTTACGGTCATTCCTCTAACCTCTGTGAAACCTACCGCCGACCTTTCCAAGTTGCACTACAGCAAGCTTCCGTTAGGCAATGAAATCTACCAGTCTCTTCATACAAATCTCGCAAGCGAGGTCAGCTCCGCCAAAATTCGGCTGGACAAACTTGCCGAGCACTATAACGAACTCAAAGCAAAGAACGCACTCGATTCATCAGCCCAAAGTGCGCTGCAAGCAGAAATAGCCTCTCTTCGTAAGGCTCTTGCTTACTGTCAGAAAATGCAAAATGAAGTAGATAAGATGAAAACCGGAAGTATCGCTCTGGTTGGGCAGATAACGACAATCAGCAAAATCCGGATTTATGACCCCCGATACCATAACGACGCGCTTGCCAAGGTGCGGGTTTCTGATGCAACGCTGGATGCGCTCGATAAAAAAATTATCGAACTCTACACAGGTCAGAATAAACAGGCAGTTCTAAAATAAACTAAGTTTGTCACCCTGAAAAACGCTTGACTTTCTGAGTATAAAATGATATTATACGGGAACAACAGAGCCGTTCACCGGCACTGGATAAGACTTAGCCGCTTGCCGGCATTAGCTGAAAGCGTTCCCTCTTCTGGGGGAACGCTTTTTTCTTTACTTTCTATCATCTCAGGACATCGCCCCCATGAGCTCCACGGGCTGAGCGCTCCCATGTAAAACTTCTAGAGACGCTAGTGTAAGGTGTAACCGTATCGAATTTGAGGCGGTTAAACATGCAGCCAGTCCTTGGCCATTTCGGCGGCATCACCACTTTCACAAAAATGCAGCTCTGATGTTGTGTAAAAATTGTACTTATACACAAAACCAGCCATAAAAACCGCCCCGACATTCTGGCCATCCTCTGTACTGAGCATGTGAATTGTAATTCATAAAATATAGTTGACAAATGATTTTCTCTCATTTACAATAAACCTGCAACTATTTTCTAGTTGCGCCATCAAGGGAGGGTAGTTCCGTTGCCAAAGAAAGAGAAACTTTTGGAGAAATTAACCCGTTCCAGTATACCGAAGAACTTTACCATCGACGAGCTGGATACACTGATGAAGCAGTGCGGCTGCCAGAAAGGAGCCGGTGGCCGTGGATCCGCCATCAGTTATTTTCATGTCCAGACACGCCGCATTCTGCGATTTGATGGCCCGCATCCCGGAAAGGAATTGTATCCCTATCAGATCAAGATGACAAAGGCATTTCTTCGGGATATCGGAGAACTTTAGGAGGTAGATACCATGTCAAATACGCTGAAATATCGTGGTTATCATGGGCAAATTGAGTTTAGTGCTGAGGATAATTTATTCATCGGCCATGTGATTGGAATTCAGGATTCGCTGAATTTTCATGGAAGCAGCATTGATGAAATTACTTCCTCTTTCCATGATTGTATCGACGGATATTTGGAAATGTGCGAGGCTTTCGGGCGGGAGCCGGATAAGGAATATAAAGGCAGTTTTAACGTCCGGATTTCACCGCAGCTGCACCGTTCCGCCGCAATTCAGGCGGAGGCGGCAGGCAAGTCATTGAATCAGTTCATTCAGGAAGCGATTGAGGAGAAACTGTCTCCTGAGCAAGAACCCGTTTTCATCGTGATCGACCGCCAAGGAACGCTTACCACCGCTGGAGCCCCCGCATTCCCGGCTGATACGCAGCATCGATACCAGCCTTCAATTTCACTTTCGTAAAAGGAGCACTGAATACCCATGACCTATAACGTTACTCTGACACGATTCCTTATTTCGGACATCTCCATTAACACCGATCCCGCACAGCTGACCAACGTTCAGAAGCCAGTTCGTGCAAATACTGAGTCTTCCTTTACTTGTCGCCCCCCGGTTAACCCAGACGATGCAACCGTTATGGTAGAATGTACTTTCAAAATGCATACCGATGGAGATGCGCTAGTTATTCAGCTTTCCGCTTCCGGAATTTTCCGGTTTGATTCCATCCCCGACAGCTGGCTGGAACCTGTGAAGGAATACTGCACACAGCCCATGGTTGACACTTGCACGACCCGTGCGCAGAATATTCTAAAAGAAATGGGTATGCCTCTAAAGCTCAACAAATAAAAAAGTCCATCCCAGGCTCCTACCCCTGAGACGGACAATGCAGCCCTACGTTCAATAGGCTAGGGGGAATGCATACCGTGCCAACTGCCATACCCCAAAGTGGCAATGCGCACAAATCAAAAAAGAAAAGGGGCCGTCTACAAGGGACGGCCCTCACGGCAAACTGCCACTCTTTTTCTTTGATGCGGATATTAATCAATTCGCAAGGTAACCACCCGCTAGCCCCTGCGTGAATATTATTACCACATTTCGTAATTAAAGTCAACCATCATTGTTGGTAATCCATCTGTTGTGGATTTGTCATTGGCTGTAGGCAAAGATGGCGGTATATATACTGGACATACCTGTTTGACGCTTGATATGGCCTACAACAACGCAAGACTGATCGCAAAGCCCGAAAGCGACTGGCTCGTAGGTGTATAACAAAAAGAAGTGCTCCCGGCTGCAACCAGAAGCACTTCTGCCGAGGAATCTGCAAATTCCAGTCGGCCACACAGAAACCCACAACCCACTACGATAGGGGCAGTCTGCCCATTTATCTTAGCAGACTTGCCCCGGAAAGGCAAGGAAAAAATGGCCAAACGAATCAATTACGCATCCCTTTTTACTCTGCGCAAGGATGGCCGCTACCAGGGCAGCTTCACGGATGATACCGGCCGCCACTACCTCTATGACCGGGATCCGGAAGCCCTGTACCACCGGCTCCAGGAGGCGAAGCTCCCCAAGGAGGCCCGGATCCCCACCTTCCGGGAAGTTGCCGACGGCTGGGAGGGGGCCCACCGGGAGGAGATCGAGGAGCGCACCTGGCAGAATTACCGCCCTCACCTGGCAGTGATTCTCTCCCGGCACGGGGACAAACCCATCACCGAGGTGGGCGCACTGGACGTGTCCAACCACCTAGCCTCCGCCAAGGCCCAGGGCTACAGTATGACCGTGGTCAATGCCATCCGCTCCATCTACCGCATGATCTTCGACTTTGCCATCTGTAGCGGCTATGCCCAGTATAACCCTGTCACCTCCGTCCGGCTCCCCAAGGGCCTGAAACGAGGCAAGCGCAGCGCGCCGGATGACGATGTGGTGAAGATAGTGTGCGGCAACCTGGACGCTCCATTCGGCTTCTTTCCCTTCTTCCTTCTGTGTACCGGCCTTCGTAAGAGCGAGGCCCTGGCCCTGACCTGGGCCGACGTAGACTTTAAGCAGGGGCAGATCCATATTACCAAATCCATCGACTATACCGTCGGTGCCCATCCGAAGCTCAAGCCCCCAAAGACCGAAGCCGGTGTCCGCTCGGTTCCCATCCTGCAAATCCTGGAGGAGCCTCTGAGAGCCCGGCAGGCCGCCTCCGACTCCGACTATCTGTTCCCCCAGCCGGATAGTACCCGGGGCGGCCAGGGCGGCGGCATGATGACCCTTCGTGGTTATGAAGGGGCTTGGCGGCGGTATTGTGAGGCCGTCGGCCTGATGGAAAACGGGAAGCCCACCATCACCGCCCACAATCTGCGCCACGGAACGGCAACTATGATGTTCGAAGCCGGGGTGGACGAATTAACAGCGCAAAAGATACTCGGCCACTCCCGGATCGAGATCACCCGGGAGATCTATACAGACCTCCGGGAGTCCCAAAATAAGAAGTCCGTTGCCATGTTCAACCGCAAAATGTCAAAAATGATGTCAACCTCTCAGAAATCCCCTAAAACCTGA